ACTATAGTACTCTTCTGAGGTAGGATCAACACCATTTCTTATGAGTTCACGATGAATTGCCTTAGCAGATTCTGTCATTACCACATCATCACCATACCATTCATTCTTTCTTGCCCATTCCACTGCTTTTGGATCAGGTTTTGGTGTCACTGGCTGTTGTGGTTGTGTTTGCACTGTTTCAGAAGGCTTTTCTTCAACATTTTCTTCATTTTGTTGCTTAGAAAAAGCAATTCTTTCTCTATCTATAGTAAGTTTTGCAATTAATTCGTTAGCTGCAATCTGTCCGTCAACATCTCGATTAGTAATTGCTGTCTTTAATTTTTCTTTTGCACTTACTAATCTATCATCAACAGATTTAGAGAGATCATCAATGTAGTTTTTATCTAATTTTTGATATGCACCCTGAATTTTTTCTTTTTCTTGCTGTACACCTTTGGCATAAGCATAGGCTGCTTCTTCTCGTCTTTCAGCTTCTCTTAATCTTTTGGTTAATTTATCTATTCTAGATTTGACCTTAGCAGAATAGTTTTCAACCTCGTCTTGACTGTCCTGAGTTTCCTCAACTTTAACTTCTTCTTGTTGAGGCTGCTCTTGTATAGTTTCCTGTTGTTGAGGTTGTGTTTCTACCTTTTCTTCTTCAGGTAGCTCTACTTCAATCTCTTCTCTCTTATCTTGCTCTATGTTTGTTTGCATGATTTAGCTCCTATCATGATTGTAGGAAATCTTCAGGATCTTCAATAACCCCTAAGATTTCATCGTCATTCATAAGTCTAACTTCTCCGCCCTCGATTCTAATTCTTGAACCAGCATATTTTCCAAAAATTACCCAGTCTTTTTCTTTACACCAAGCTCCGTTTGGAAATCTTTCTTTATCTTTATATGCATCAGGACCAACTTTTAAAACAAGTCCTATGCTAGATGCTATTTGTGATTCTTCTAAAGATTGATCAGTGAGAATAATTCCACCTTTTGTTTTTTCTTTTCTTTTGTAAGGAAGAACTAATAAACGCCATCCCGTGGGTTTGGGAAGTTTGTCAGTTGTTGATGTCTCCATCATCAAGCTCCATTCTTTTCAGCAACGAATTGATCTCAGTCAGCATTTCGTTGTAAGCATGGTATTTACCTACCATGTTGTTATATTGATCCCAATCTTTCACACCCTGAGATACGTATAAACTTATATCAGTTTGTTTTTGTTTCAAGAGCTTTCTTAAATGATCTGAAAATTTTATAATGTCCATTATTCTGCGAATGACTCAACAATTTTTGCTAAAGACTCACATCTTTTTTTTGTTTGTTTATGCCACCTCGAATCCTGCATTTCCTGTGAGGCGGTATAGTAGTCTGCCTGATTTAAAGCTAACCACATGTTGTTAAACTTACCTACACCTCCAATACCCAGTTGATAGACCATTTCCACAATTACGTGTGTAATGTCTAAAGGCAATTCGTTATCAGGACAACGATCTTCAATTAATTGTTCTGCGTTATTACAAGCTTCTACTAAATCTTGTTCAAAAATATCTAATAAAAATTCTTCATCATACTTCTTGTCATCTTCCCAAAAGTCTTCAACACACAAATGGCCGATACCCACAGTTCTTTTTCCTAGTGAATCCAGATAAACTTGGTCCCTATAGCCCTCATGAAGACGTACCCGTTCACGAAGTGTATTATTAATTTCAATCATGATCCAATCCCCCAATGTTTTTCATGCTCGTCTTTTGATTTATCTAAACCGAGCAGTTTTTTTAGCAATGTTTTTAGGTTGTTTAACAAACTGTTTTCCTTTCTTAGTTCCTTTACGTTTTGCTCTTGTAGTAGCTGCATATTCAGCAGGTGTTAGTGATTTAATAGCAGCAGTTGGTAAATATCTTTCTCCTGTTTTAGAAGAAGGCTTACCTGACTTGGTTCTCCATTTTTGCTTACCCCAGTCCTTAAGACTTTTTTGTGATTTTTTTAGTGCCACTTTTTTTCCTTATACTTTCTTTACCTTTTTTAAAAATGTTAGCAACTTGATTTTTACCCATGACTTTAGCTCTTTGTTCTCCAACAGTAAGTATTTGAATTTTTCGTGCAAATGGCTTTTTAATTTTTTTAACTTTAGATACCGTTTTTCGTGCATCAGTTGGAGTAGCAAATTTAATGCTAACAGTGTCTTTTGGGTTTTCATCTGTGTATAATCTTCTTCCAGTTCCTTTGGGTTTTTTGCCCGTTCCTTTTTTAGGATCAGACACTAACTTTTATAACCTCCGCCTTTAGATTTATATTGTTTAGCTAACATCTGAGCTTTTCTTGCTGACCATTGTCCAGGTTTTCCGCCTTTTGATCCTGCTTTAATTCTGTTGAATAAATTTTTTCTCATCGTAGGCTTTGTATAATTACCAGCCTTATTGACAGTTGATTTACTTTTTCTAGGTTTTGATACTTGTTTACTCATTTGACTCCTCGTTATTGCCATGTTTACACCCTGCACATTCGCACATACATGTCATTCCGCAATGACACATGCAACCGCATTTTTGACATGTTTCTAATTGTGACTCGCATTTGATACATAGTTTATCACAACCTTCGCACATTACTTCTTAAATTTTTTGATTGCTATATCCGAAATCTTGAGTCCAAACGAACTAGCTATGCTCGCCATTAATGCCCAAATGTACCACTCAGGGAGATTGTTTAAAGTGGAAAACCCTTCTTGAAGTTTATCAATCCATTCAGGCTTACCAAAAAAGATCGCACCGAAAACTATTAGTAAAGGGAGTGAAAGGATGACGGTGAACCACTCGTCACGCCAAGAATTTTGCATATTTTTTTGTGAAGCGATGGCGAAATCAATTTCGCCTTGAGCCATTTTTCTAATGTGAGTTTGCTCAGCTTCAGCCATAAGCTTTTTAGTTTCTGTTCTTGTTTTAATAACATCAACAGCCCCTTTTGCAACTGTACCAAGCAAACTCCAAATCATTGATTAAATATATTGTGCGACTACCCAACCGATTACAACACCGATTACTAGCCATTTCTTTTTTGGATGATCGTTCCAAAGTTTCTTAATCATATCCATTAGAATACCCCCTTGAATGGTACCTTCTTTACCTGAACAGCGTACTGACCTCGTGTTTTACCACTTGGCTCGTTGCCCATGGTCTTGAAAGGAACCTTTTTGCCATCAGTTATCTGATATTGCTCCTTGTCAACGACTTTGTTTTTTTGTTCCATAGTTTTTACCTCAATGCATTGTTGGTTTTTCGAAGTTTACCTTCGATCCACCTAAACTGTCAATCAAATTAACAGCCATTTCTTTACCATAAAATTGTTCAAAAATAATTCTAGCACAATATATCATGGATGTAGCTGCAAGTATCTGATCATCAGAATTTTTACACATTTTATCTGCATGTTTCATTATTTCATCCATAAAACGATTATATTGTAGCTCATATTTCATTATTTTTTTGACTTTCCTGCCTCAGATAAAGCTATTGCAATAGCTTGTTTACGGCTTTTGACGGGTTTTTTAGACTTACCAATGTTTAATTTACCTTCTTTATACTCTTTCATGACCTTTTTGATCTTTTTTTGAGCTTTTGTCTTCTTTTTCATACCTTCCTCCTTCTCGATAAGTTCATTCTTGACTTAGTATCCAAATTTTTAGTCAAAAACTTACCAGAATTTTTCATTCCCGTTGATGAACGAGTCCCTTTCATAATATTTCCATATCTTGTTGCTAATTTTTTCTTTGTAAGAGGGGAATATTTCTTAGTTGTTTTCTTTGTTGTACTAGCGACCACTTTGATTTACCTTTGCTGCGTTAATATCATTTCTTTCTTGGGAAATTCGAACTTTTTCTTCATCAATCTTATCTTTCTGCATTAATCTCATGCTGTCAAGTTCCTTTTGATCTTGGTCTTCCTGTGCTTTTCGCAAGATTTCCATTTCACGGAGTTCTAATTCCTTTTCTTTTAACTTCAGTAAAGGATCTTCACCAGCTCCCTCTAATGTTAACTGCTCTTCGACAACTAACTTTGCAGTTTCTTCTGCTATTTTTTGAGCGATCTGATTTTCTGCTTCCATTTGGATAGCTTGAATTTCTTGTGGTTGTAATTGTCTACCCAATTGTTGGATTTGTCCTTGGATATTACTTTCAATCTGTGCGTTTACTTCTTCCCTTACCATACTAGATATATGATCACTAATGTGAGCTTGTAAAACCCCTAAAATTGCAGGATTGCTTTTTATTAAGGCACTCGACATAAAGAATCGGTGAGCTTCAATATGAGCTTTATGATTTTGTCCAGGGAAAACTTGTATGGGTAAACTTCTTAAAGAGTTTGCATTTTCTGTTCCAGGATCTTGTGGAGTGGGTTGAGGAGGAGGGGGAAGAATTTGATCAATGTTTTGAATATTCAACGCTTGATACATTCTTCTATACGCTTCTCTTACATTATGGATCTGTGGATTAGATTGAGCTAACTGTAATTGTTGTTGAGCTAAAGCCACACGTTGAGCCATAGAGAAAATGTTTGGATCAGATACAGGAACAACATCAACACGATCATCAAAGTCAGAAACTTTAACGAGCAAATTACCGCCTGAAGTTGCGTAAGGATAAACAGGAGGTAAGAATAATTTAAAGACCTGAGCTAATAATTGAAACTCTTCTTTTTGAGCGTAATGCAATCTTTTGTGAATGGAAGACATGACTTGTGAGCCACGCTCTAGCATTGCAATCGTAGAGCCAACAGGATTATTAGAACCCATATCAGCAATCTTTGCATCAGCTACACTAACAAAATTCTTTGCAGCTCCGACACAGAAGTTAAGAAGTTGGAATAAAGTTTGATCAGGGCCTTTGTAAGGAAGGTTAATTAACGAACCTTGGATCGTGCCTCCCGGTGCATCAACATCTCTAAATTCACCTGGTTGTAAGGGTTGATCGTCATCACGAATTCTCAGTCCTCTCGTTTTAAAACCTGCGGGTAAGTTGCTCAAGGTTCCTGCATCAAGGAGTTGTCTAAGAGCAAGAGTTGCAGTTTTAGATAATCCACCAATCATGTGAATTAATCCATATCCATAGAAACCAAAAAAAAAAAAAAACTTATAATGAACAAAGTAATCTTTCTTTTTCTTTAATGGATCTTGCTGATCATAGTTTCTGTAAACAGATAAAACTTTTCCTGA